GCTGCAATTGAAGCCATTAAACCTACTGAAACCAAAAAGTTTGAGGAAAGCAGTATAGCTATACTCAATAGGATATATAACTTCCTAACCGAAGAAGGTTTAGGACCACTATATCAATTTAACGTTGGCATGCTAGTAGCCATTAAGCATTCGGCAGAGAATATATCCAGCCGAGCAAAGCTTATCATGGAGGACGTAGCAGCGATGCTCATTCGTATGAATGAGACTTCAGAAGCCAGTCAGATAGAAAGTAAAGAGCGCGGTAAGATATATCTTAAGTTTGAAAAGCAGTTTGAGTCAATCCTTGATACAAATCGTGAACAAAAAGAAGATTTAGATGAATTAGTTAGACAGAAGAAACAAAAAGAGAAGATGGGAAGTATGGGTCTTCTAGGATGGGCAGTCGCTATTGGCTCTGCCTTGGCCGGTATGATTACTGGTTTTATTGCTGAAATAGCAAAACAAGCCAAGATGCTTTATACTTTAATTAAAAAAGTATTTAACTTTGACGATTTAATTACAAAACTTAAAAGCATAAAGATAGGCGAATCTTTTGAGAATCTACTTACTGCTTTAAATGACTCTAAATTTATAAAGGGTATTAAATCAGGGTTTGAGGGTATAAAGAAGTTTGGTTCAAACTTAGCTGCGGAGTTTGACGAACTAGTCATGGCAATGAAGCAATCAGAATTAGTTAAGGATATTAAATCGGTTATTGATGGAATTAAGAAGTTTGGCGCTAACCTAGCTAAAAACTTTGAAGAATTTATGCAAGCGGCTAAGGAATCGCCTTTAGCAAAAGATCTTGAGATCGTCGCAAATAAACTAAAAAGCATTGGTAAAAATATTAGTGAAAGCTTTACTAAAGCTATCAATGGTATTTCTGAAGGACTTGAGTTATTTGTCACTAAACTAGAAACTATAGGTGCTACTGTTGCTGAAACACTTGGTAAACAAGTAGAAGCATCTATACAAGGGTTTAAGTCATTTGGCAATTCTTTAAAAGAACTATTTTCATCAGTTAAGTCGTTTTTTACTGAGAGTGAATTTATAAATGATATAGCTACTACATTTAAAAGCCTAACAACTAAGATTGAAGAATTTACTTCACTCTTTAGCAAAGTAAAGAAAGGCGAAGAAGCAGTTGGTATATTTACAAAAGCTTTTGGATTTGTTTCTAAATGGTTTGAAAAGTTAAAGTTTATTGGTGAAAAGCTGTTTAGTATTGGTAAAGTATTTGGTGAACTCTTAGGTAAACTAGCGTTGCCTTTAACCATCATAATGTCTGCTTGGGATGCTATCAGCGGATTTATGGATGGCTTTAAGAATACTAAAGGCGACATGGCTGATAAGGTCATTGCTGGTATCAAGGAAGGTCTTTCAAGGGTTGTAGATGGTTTAGTAGGTGGTCTACTCGACTTATTAAAGAGTTGCGTATCTTGGATAGCGGGCAAGTTAGGCTTTAAGAATGTTGAGAAGTTCTTAGATAGCTTCTCATTCAAAGATCTATTCACAAAACTTATTGGAAACATCGTAGATGCTTCAGTAGGATTCTTTACCGACATCTTTGGTTCATATATGAAAATATTTGATGACTTTAAAAAGCTAATGTCTGGTAAGATAGGGATAGTTGAACTTATAAAAGATGCACTTGGTGCATTAATACGCGTTCTATTAGCACCTATTCAAGCAATAGCTAAGATTGCAGGATTTGATATAACCAAGAAAGCATTAAAGTTACTCGGTTTACCGACTGGCGATGAGAAGGGTTCTGCTTCTGCATCTAAAACTGTTGAAAGTCCATCAGCAGATACTACAGCGACTACACCAGCAGATCAGATTGCTCCTGCAGCTACAGCGACTACACCAGCAGATCAGATTGCTCCTGCAGCTACATCTACTACTGGTGCTGAAATGAATGCTATGCAGTCTGATACTGCAGACGCTAATGCTGCTGGTACTACTCAAGCTGTCGCTCCTGCACCCGCTCCAAAGGGATCAAGTGTAACTAATAACTCTAGCTCTGTAACATATAACAACAATAATGTACCTGATAGGACTTCCTGGATGATGTTACCTTCCTACGCTGGTTTCTAATAAGCACAAAAAAAGAGAGGGTTTTACCCCTCTCTTCTGTATTATCATAATATAGTGAATCAAAAATCTTAGTCTTCTTTAGCCAATTTAGCAAAGTAACTGAGAGTGTTTTCTTCTCCATCAGAATCTTGCGCAGAAGCTTCCGTCCTCGGTGTTGCAGCAGTAGCCGTAGCTTTCCTTGGAGCAGGCGTGGATTCATCAAGATCTGTAGACTCTGCAGTCGTGAGAGGTTGACTAGTTTCTCCAAGAACTTCTGATAGTTTCTTTGAGAGTTCTGCATAAGACTTATAATTCTTTACATCAGTGAATTCCTTCAATGAATAAAGTGTATTATACGTGTCTTCTAGCTTCTTCTCGTCTCCACCAAATAGAGGAGACGCATCAGAAAACTCGGACTTATCGTAGTTGCGATAACCTTCAACATTACGAATCTTTAACTTGAAGTCTGCGCCTTCCCAAAAGTCGAAAGGATTAACAGGCTTCTCATCTTCAAATTGAGGCTGCATGATATCGACGATCTTATCAAAGATCTTTTTACCAAACTTGTATAAGAATACTTTACCTTCGTTTGATGGGTTCGTTGAGTCTACAAGAACTAATATGTTTGAAACATAGTGTAAACGACGTTTTTGAAGGCGGGCAACTTCTTTGTCTTCCTCGCGTCCGGTATTCCATAGTTTAGAATTTAATTCACCTACTGGATCAGTTTGACCGATTGAAGTAAGAGAGTTTTCAATATACCAACGGCCTGTAGGTCCTTTAAAACCATGATCCCAATAACGAATCCATGGAAGATCTTCACCTTTACATGCTGGTAAGAAACGAATAACTGCGTATCCATTTCCGGCTTTATCTACGGCTGGTGCCCAGAAACGATTATCCTCATAGGACTTCTTTTCTCCAGCTCCACCAACTTTTTCTGCAGCAGCAGTCAATTTTGTAATTGCGCTAGTGCGGTTTTTCTTCATATCAGCAAACGACATAGTATTTCCTTATTTTAGTATTATTAGTATTGTATTTTTTGTATAACGACGTATTTATGTATAACATCTCTCATGCAGATGTAAATCTTTTAAGAATAATATCTTTAAACTTTTCAAGATCTACGGTCTGTTTAAGAAAAGGTCTGTACTTCCGAACTTTGCGAGAAAAATCAGGCCAAAAGATGGTCTCTGATACTTTCACGTTTTTCATGAAGTTAACTAGCAAATCGATAATGACGATAGTCTCTAACTCTATCGTGTGTTCATTGTACAATTTTACTATGATGGGTGACATATTATGATTCCCATTTTTTAATAGGTTGTCAAAATATATCTTGTTCTGTTCACAGAAAAGTGCCAGTGTATCAATTTGCTGTGTGAAGAAATAAGTCATCGAATCTCGCTTTTTGAGCCAGGATTGATAAGCATCTTCAGCAACTGGATCGATAAGGTCTCCGGCCCAGCAGCCACCTTTTTCCCTAAAAGTAAAGTTGGCTACTAGGAAGTCAACCAAAGTTTGTTTGTCAGGATATTTTTTTGCTAGTTTAGCGAAAAAGAATCTATCCTTACGTAGAAGAAACGACTTCTGTTTTGCAGAAGTTTTAAAGTTGTACTTAAACACGTCGTAGTCTTCACTATCGAAATGCAATCGTACGGCATTATATATCAAGTATGCATCCCAAGGTTGCATTATTATTTTATGAAACTATCGAGAGAATTGCTCTTAGGTAATAGATTAGCTTTCATTGCCTCGGCCTCAATCTTAGACTTGATAGTAGGAGCAATAAGTTTACCCATATCAGCAGGATCGAGTTGTCTTTCATCACAGACGTGAAGGACGGCTTCTGTATATGTCATTTTTTCTGTTTGAACCAGTTTTTCGACAATTATAGCTAATGTTGTTTTTGTTAGAAGATTATCCAGCATGTATTTGAAGATTGAATTATATACTCGAACTATAAAGTTGTAAAGGTAATATGAGCTCGATGAATTAATTTAAATACGAATTATCTGGAGTGTTTTCCCTTAAGATATATTAAGTATCTATACGCCTCTCAAAAACCCTGAGCAGTACGACATCTTCATTGATCCTGCCGTTAGGTTTGGATTCTTTCGTGGTTAGTTTCTTCCAGGCATTCTCGATCTGCTTAGGAGTACCATTTAAGATTATCGGCAGTATCTCTTCTGGCTTCCTGAGACGTACAGCTTTACACGATTCATCGGCCATATTCTTTAATGAAGTACCCTTTATGAGAATGCCTTTTGTAGATTCTGAAACGTAATCAAATAGAGTGCGAGTCTTTACATTAAACGCAAGAAGTCTGTAAGCTCCAGCCACTCGGATAGGATTCACCGAAGTGATCTTGAAGTTGTTATCCTGCTTGCAGTACTTCAATCTCTCCACCTGCTTCATTGCGGAAGGCATCTTCTTTTCTCTTGGAGTCCTTTGAGCTTTTGCGGTATGTTTAAACTTGTTTAGATCTTCGAGCATAGATTGAAGAGCCTCTACGCGAGTCTTTAATTGTTTTGCATTGAGATACCTATAGCCTTCGACTAGATCGAGATCCGACTTATCGAGAGCGGACTGCATCGCGTCGCGGTGCTTGCTGAGCCAGATGGAGACCTGAGCGCAACAAGCCGCAGGAAGTTCATACTCTCTCATCTTGTCGTAAACCTGTATTCCTTTTATATCAGTATCACCGTCCATCCAACCATCGAGCATGACATCGAGATCCAAGATGATAGTGCTCTGAGTCTTCTTCTGAAGGCGAGCCATAGGAGATATGGACTTGCTATCGCCAGAATCAGCATCGGCCAAAGGATCTTCTTCTTGAACCTTCTTACCTTCCTCTATCGCTATGGATATCGCCTCTCTCACGAAATCTTCATCGGACCTGGCGATACCGCCGACACCTATCATCTTATCGTGATACGCCTGAGCTTCAGGGTGCAGAGAAGGCATACCTCGATTCATGCACGTGCACAATGAACCTGCAGTAAGTCCTGGGTAGTAATCAGGAGCGTTATTCACTCGGCGTATGTCTTCCTTCGAGTAACGGTTCGACTGCATCCAGTCTTTGATCGCGGGCCTTAGATCTTTTGCGGTAAAATAATACGCATAGAAGTTCAAAGCGCGCTGGCGCTCGTTCATGAATTCATCTACCGTCCAGTCTTTCCAGTTGTCCCATATAGGTATCTTGCCGGTATATTTCTCGTCGATAATGTTTACTTGAGATGTTCTCTTTTTCTTTTTAGAGTGAGATTGTTTACCGGCCTTAATAAGCGATTCGATAGACATAATGTATTATTATATTAGTAGTAGTAGTAGTATTAAACTTCAACTGAATTTATAGAATCAAGACGGAATGAACGCCAACCAAACTTTTCGAGGTCAAACGCTCGAATAGTGTCCAGGTTCTCTTTACGAACAGACGCCTCGTCATCATTCTTCTTTGATTGAGGTCTATGTTCTATAGGAATAAAGTCCCAAACCAATGTGCACTTCATATCACGCTTAGTACCATCTACTTTCGTGAAATTGACAGTCACAGCTGTTTCTCTTAAGAGATCAATCAATTCTTGACGGACATATTTTGTCTTCATATAAAATATCGTATCACGCTCTCATCAAATGTACAACTTAAAATACTTTTTGCTCTGTAGAGGCTATTTCGTAAAGTCTCTTTTACGATAATGTAAGTCACCATGGAAGTGACTGTAACTGTTGAGTTTTCTACTTCGTGACTGAAATAGGCTCTACGGAGCAAAAGATATCATGTCAATAAACTGATGAATGTATTTATTCTTTATAGTATTTCGACACCTTTTCCCAATATTTTTCAAGATTAAACTGTTTAGAATCTGTTTTTGGATGATTAGATCTCTTCCATGCCGCTCCTCCACCATTCCAGATATAAGCTAATTCTTGAGCAGTGGCTTCGCGATGCTCGATTTTTAAAATATAATCGTTATAATATGTTAAAACTTTCATGGCAATCTCTCTAGCTAATAGAGGATTTTCTGCATCATCGAGTACATAAGTAGAATGACGAGAGATGCGATTAGCATCTTGTATCATCTCTCGACGAATTTGCAAGATGCCATAAGCTTTACCATGATCTCCATGTGATACATTAGGATTGTTATGGCTCTCAACCATTGCAAGAGCATTAACTAGATCGAGTCTTTTATCTAGAGAAAGACCAAAAGATGATGCACCGCACGCTAAAAGAAAGATTATGTATGATATAGTTTGTTTCATGGAGTATATAGTATATTATTCTACGAATTTGTACACAAATACAAAAAATATAAGTTATTGATAATCAACTACTTATAAAACTATGAATTTATTATCTTCGTAATAAGGCCTTCAAACTCTTCTACTTTCTTCACTCTGTTTGGCCACTTAATATAATCCTTTTCAGGATTTTTCTTTAAATTTTGAAGCAAAGGAATAATTGCATCATATAGCTTTTTAAGCTTCTCTTCAGCTGTAGCTGCGGCCACTTGGCTAGCTACAGTAGTTTCTAACTCAGTCTCATCGACTGCAGTGAATCCAAAGTCAAATGTCTCGTTCGTCATCGTCAGGCTGTGGTTCTTCAATCGGTTTTTGCTCTGTATATCGTGATACTTTTGTAGTCGCAGTGACTCTTAAATACTCTGAATCATCTATATCATCTATTAAAGGAATCAGTCTAAAACAGATTCCGCCATTAGTTTCAATAATATTGTGCTCATTCATAGGTGAATCTTATCTAGCAGATTCACCTATGTACAACAAAAAAGAATTAGAACCCTACTGGAACCATTTTTACTCCAGATGCGGCAGAGATGTTTTCAGATGGACCTTTTTGCACGTAAACGGTGTCTCCACCTTTTACAGTCATAGAACCTGTTACTGCGCCGCCTGAAGCTTTAACCGTTACGACTACGTCGGAACCAGTTTGATTGTATACGCGCACCACTGTTGCGCCGTTAAATGTGGTACCTGATGAATTTATTGTAGCCTCTGCACCTAATAGATAATTGATTGTTGCGATCATGGTATTTTATATTTTTGAAACTGCCGTTAAAACTGTGACGAGTTGATTAAAAATAGTGTTAATTGCTTCAACATTTTTTACTTCATCCGCATCTGCTGCAGATTCCTTTAAAGCTTCTAGATCATCTGATAATTCTTGAAACTCGTCGATCGTGATTTCGTGGTTTTTAACTTGTTGAGCTAAAATGGAGATCTTATGAGCCATTTCGGCTAGTGCTGTGCTTTCGTTTGTTCCGAAAGGATTGAGTTGTTGGATTAAACTGTCTGCTAGAGTTGACATAAGAATTAAAGTTTTTCTGAACCTATTGTTTTACGGATATCATCAGTTAGTTTAATAATGTCATCCGTTTTAGTTTGATAATATGCTTTGCTGATTTCAACAGTACCGCGTTCTCTAGTATCGAGTTCAAGAGTAATTTTATGAAGTAATTCCAGTTGGTGTGTTAACTTTTCATTATAAGGACGACCAGATACATAAAGAGTCAATTCGTCTGTTCTGCTTAATACATTAGGAATATTATTACGATCATTCTTAGTTAGTTTTGCAATATATTCAAGTCCAACAGATAACATATATTCATTGGAATCAAAATGAGGATAACGGCCTAATACGCCATTGACTAAGGCATTGCTAGAAACGCAGCCAGTGAGTGTGAAGCACGCGAGTGCAACGAGAAGTAATTTACTATTATTGATATTCATATTTTTATTATTAACTTTTCCAACCTTTTAAATCTAATGGTGGCCTCATAAAATCTATTATATATTTTACCATTTTTGAATCTTGATTTATAGTTTTAGTAATATCATTTAATATTATTTTAGATGAATTAGCGTCAGTAGATATAACTTCATTTTGAGCTAATTTACTACAGCTATTGATATTGTTAATATCGAATTGATTATCGTTACTCATGTGTTTATCTATACTGTTTTCTAGAAGATTTATTTTTAATTTTAGCTTTTTTGGTTTTTTCTAACTTATCTTCTTTTGCCGTTTCTTCATTATTTTTTTTATCGAGAGCTACCCTACGATGCTTATTAATTGCATCACTTAATATGTCGTCGTTTATAGATTTATAACTTTTTCCTCTTTTAAGCTCCATACTAGTTAATATTTTTTGCTCCAAACGAATCATGTCATTGTCTAACATACCTATACG